TCTAGCGAAACACAAGACTTAGCCTTTCCTCGTAAAGAAGCTGAATACTTTGATCCGAAACTAGGCACTATGAAGTCTTTAAATAGTATAGAGGTTCCTGGTAGAATTGTCAATGCTACGTATGAACTTGCTTATCATTTATTAAATAATGATGGCCTCTATGATGATACAGGCATGGTTAAAAACTTGGAACTAGGTGACATTGTATTGGAGACAGTAATGCCTGCCAACAAAACGCCAAGAGTAGTAAAGAGTTATATTAAGCCTTTGTTGTCTAATAGTGGCGCAAGAACATGGTGGAGGGCTAACTAATGGCCTATAAAGGACTTATTGGTAGTCAGCTGAATATGGCTTTTAATATGGCCAAGGACTTAGCGGTTCTTGTAACCTTTCAGAAGGCTGCAAAAGAATTTGATTTTAGTACTGGTACTGTGGACACTGGTGTAATAACCAGTATCCCCGTAAAGGTCATTCCATTAAAAACTAAAAAGACAAAAGATTCAGAATCCTTACAAATTCTATTAAAGAATAAGGATGTCGGTGATTTGTCTTTATTTTCTACTGTTGTGAATAACGGGGTGGAATGGACTATTGGTACTATAATCATCTCAAATACATACACTAGCGTACTAGAGCTTACGAGGACATTATAATGGGAAAATTCGTAAGTCTTGAACAGGATGTCTTTAGTGTATTTGCTTCCCCTGAGTGGGTAGCAGAAGATATAAAAACATTCCCGACAAATTATATAGCTGTGAGCAGTGGCAAAGAATTTATTCGCGTCTCTGTGATACCTAGTGGAAACGGTATAAACCGTAATTCTACAAAAGGTATTCTCATAATTGATATTTTTATACCTGCCGGAGAAGGTACAAGACGTGCCTTCGAGATAGCAGACGCACTTGATTCTCATTTAGTGAATAAGTCTATCAAACACTTAACGGATACAGCTCAAACTCAATTTGGGTTTAGCTCAATTAGTCCTAACGGTGTTGATAAGGACACGCCTTCACTATATAGAGTCACTTACTCTATCACATTTAATTATTTTTGTAAGGAATAACAATGGCACACATTTCTAGCTTAACCGCTGCAATGTTCTCTGATTTATCAGTAAATATAACACCAAGCTCAGACTCAGCATGGAACGCGCTTACTACAGAAGCAAACTATAACGGCAAATTTGCTGGTACTACTGATAACATCGGCGTATCTATTTCACATTTGAAAGAGTTTCCTGCTTTAGGTACTCCTGCAAACATTACTAAAGTACCTGAGTACGGTTCTAAAACTTCTAAACAAGTACAAGGCCAAGCTGATCTTCCAAATATGGAAATCACACTCAACTACATTCCTACCTTATGGAAAGGAAATGAGCTTTATAATGAAACTACTAACACTGCAACAGGTGTTAAAGTGGGTGACGGTAAGCTTTATATCTTCCGTTTTGCTTTATTAGGCACAGAGGCTGCATCTAACCCGACTTCTGCTAACCTAGCTACCGTTGAGAACTCTTGCTTTTACTTCTTAGGTAAAATGGAAGCATTGGAAGTAACTTCAAGTTTAACTGAAGCTATGACTGCTAAGCTAACAATTTCAGTACAATCTGAAATTAAAGGCGCATTCACTAACGGCTAAGGAGGCCTTATGGCAACAGCAAAAGGTCACATTTCTAGCTTAACAGCGGTAATGTTCTCAGACTTGTCAATGACTAATTACCCTGTCAGTAACTCAGACTGGGACAGTGCATTTAGTAATCCGCTTACCGTTGAAGATAAGCTTGGTAAATTATTTGACAATAAATCAAGATTAGTAACTATTGATGCTGATACTATTCCTGGTGGCGTATCTTTCGCAGATTTGATTGATACTACTAATGATGTATCACCAGGGTCTGCTGCTAGCTCTGCAGAGTTTGTTCGTATTACTCACTTAAAAGAATTCCCTGCTTTAGGTACACCTGCGAATATCACAAAGGTTCCTGAATACGGTTCTAAAACTTCTAAGCAAGTACAAGGACAAGCCGATCTTCCAAATATGGAAATCACTTTAAACTATATTCCTAGTTTATGGGCAGATGCATATGTGTATGATGAAGAGGGTAGACGTCGTCAGCCAAGAGTTGGTGATGGGAAGACTTATGTATTCCGCTTTACTTTATTAGGCACAGAGCCTTCAGGCTTTACAACAACTGAATTGCGTGATAGCGAGCATTCATGTTTCTATTTCTTAGGTAAAATTGAAGCTATTGAAGTAACTTCAAGCTTAACCGAAGCAATGACAGCAAAGCTTACTATCTCGGTTCAATCAGAAATTAAAGGTGCTTATACAGCAGCTTAGTTTAATTGTGGAGGGTTTCGGCCCTCCATTTCTTTTCGAGACAACAATGGCTAAAATTAAACCATTCAGTATTGACTATGTTGTCGGTATTACCGTTAAACATATGCTGAAAAGTATAGACGTCAGTATTAATAAAACATTCCAACGTACGAAAGATGGTTCACTTTCAGCTGAAAAATCAGCGGAAGCGTTTGAAGCATTATCCGTATTACATCAAATGAGAGCGCAACTAAATGAACGCCCAAACAATCAAGGTAACTAATATGTCAGAAGCAAAAGGTATTAAAGGTCTAGTCGGCCAAAAAATGAACAAATCTACTAAATTTTTAGGTAGTGATGTTAAAATTTCGAAACTAACAGTAGCAGAAGTTGTAGAAATCCAAAAGCGTGCTCAAGATATTGAAAAAGATGAGACTGCTGGTTTGGAAGTTTTGAAACTAGTAATTCGTTCTGCTGTAGAAGGCGGTGACGAATTAACCGATGATGATTTTGATAACTTTCCAATGGATGAATTATCTAGACTTTCAAATGATATTATGAAATTCTCAGGTATGGGTCAAGATCAGGGAAAGTCGTCTTAAGTGACGAAGAGCTTCCTATTTTTGAAATAGCGTATCAGCTTAAAATGCCTGTTAGCAAGTTATATGAAGATATGACTTATGAAGAGCTTTTAGGCTGGTTTAACTATTTTGAAAGGCGGCCTGTAGAGTGGAGAGCAGATGATCGTGCTTCCAAACTTTTACAGGCACAGGGTGTTAATCAAAAGCCTTGGCAGCTATTTACTTCATTAGAGCCTATTTATAATCCGCCCTCCAAGGCTAATTCGGATGGTAGTTTTGATACCAGCAGCTTTAAGCGTTCTGGATTCTTCCAGAAACTTGCAACTGCCACAGGCGGGGAGTCTGTTCTTAAATGAATATGAAAATTGATTTAAATTTAATGTCAGAGTTTAAACAAAAGTCTGAAATTATCAAAAACAAAGAAGCTAAGAGATTAGTGGAAGAGTTACGTGCAGCAACACCTATAGATACGGGTAGAGCTAGAGCAGGTTGGAAATATGAAGACGGTCAGATAAGCAATGATGTTGAATACATTGATAGACTCAATGCAGGGAGCAGTACACAAGCGCCCACGCATTTTATAGAAAGAACTCTGCTTGCAAATGAAAATGTAAGCCCTAATGGTGTAATTGTTACACCTAAATAATACTACCCCCTTATTCTTAAGTAAGGGGGTTTTTAATGGAGAATTTAAATGTCAGGTATAGTAATTGAAGTCGATGCTAATACCCGAAAAGCACAGAGAAATCTAGAGGAAGTAAATACTACGGTTAAGTCAATTTCACAAAGTGTGAATTCAATGGCCGATGGCTTCAAAAGTGCTTTTATAGCAATTGGAACCACCTTTGCAGCAGATCAGCTTCTAAAGTATGTAGAAGAAACTACATCATCTTTACAAGAGATGGAAAACAAAGTTGCACTAGTTGTAGGTAAGAGTAACGAATTATATGATACACAAGTAAGACTTAGAAATATTGCAGATGAAACCAATGGTACTTATAGAGAAACCGTTGAAGTATTTACTGCAATGGGACGCGCAATGCGTAACACTAATGTTGATATTGATAAATTAGCACGGTCTTCTAAAACAATACAACAAGCAGTAGCAATCTCAGGCTCTTCTGCAGAAAGCTCTAAAGCAGCTTTAACTCAGTTGGGTCAAGCTTTCTCCTCTGGTGTTTTAAGAGGCGAAGAATTAAACTCTGTAATGGAGCAAACACCACGTATTGCAGGCATGATTGCAGACAGTATGGGTGTCACATTAGGTCAAATGAGACTTATTGCTGCTCAGGGAGAAATAACTTCTGAAGTAATCTTCAAAGCACTTGCAGATCAAGCAGAAACAATTAATAAAGAATTCAAAAATATTGTACCTACATTATCTACAGGTTTCTTAAAGTTAAAAGAAAATGCAGCTTATGTATTTGTTGAATTTGACAAAGGCTTGGCGCTGTCTGAAAAGCTTTCAAAGAGTGTTTATAATCTTTCACAAGAATTAGGAAAGTCTGTTGACAAGGCTTACTTACTTGGAAATGCTTTGCGATTTTCTTTGGTGGGTTTTAAGAATCCACTTGAGGATTTGCTAGAGCCTGTTAAGCAAATGTTAGAGATATCAATATATGCAATACAGCATTCTCTAGATACGATTGGTTTGACAAGGTTTATAACCACAGTAATAGAGCCTTTTGTAACTCAATTTACTGCTGCTATTGATATCGCAATCATGCGTTGGCAAATGTTTGGCAAAATGCTACGCTCTGTCAAAGGCGATGATATGTTTTATCTATTAAAACCTATGCAAGCTATTGGCGAAATAACAGCATTAACTCTTAGAAATACATTAGTAAAAGTTAGTGCAGAAATCTTGGCATATGAGCAATCTGTCACAGGTCGTTTTAGAGCATTCATAATAAAGGAAATGAGATCCTTTAATATAGGTGGCGAAATTGTCTGGTACAGAATGTCTAAACAATTAATACAGAATTTAAGAGATACTGTCTTTGGTACTGACTCTGTTGCTGGAATTATTAGCAGTTTTGTAGGTTCTTTATTTTTAACACTTTCTACGGATCTTGTATCTGGTTTAAGAGATCTTGGAGAAACTCTAGCAGGCTACAATATACTTGAAAAGCTTTTTGGTGTTAGTTTTGGTGGCTCAAAGCTTGCAAGAATTGCTGGAAACTTAATGGTAACAGTGGCAGGTCTAGTAGACTCTTTAATGAATTCTCTAGTAAATGCTTCTGAAACATTCACTGAAGAATTATACTATAGACTAGCAGAAGGACTTAATTTAGTATTGCCTAAGTTTGCGCAAATAGACATGCCTATTGCCTTTAAGGTACATGTTGTATTTTCAAACATAGAGCAAAGTCTTGATAAAGTTTTAGATAGCCTTGTATCTGCAACAGCAATGTTGTCAAAGATAGATTTATTTGGTGCACTTACTGACGCTGCGTCTTATGCTTCTGGTGTATTTGTTGAGGTTTTAAATGTACTTTTACATTGGATAACAACATTCTCCGAATTAGCTTTAAGAGGAGATTTAACAAATTGGTTTGAAGCCTTGGTAGACAAGGTACAATATTATTCAGATACTCTGATAAAAGCATTAGCTCCAATTCAAGCTTTTGGTGATGCTGTTATTCAAGTGTTCTTTGAGATATATGACGCTGTTATTGCACATTCTTGGTGGACAGATACTATTGATGAAATCATATACACATCTGCAACCTTATGGGGCAATACTTCAGTAGGCCTCAAGACTTTTGGAGACAATGTAATTGACTTGTTTGAAGTCATTTATACAAAGATTGGCGGTGTTTTAAATAGGATAGCTAGCCTTGATTTGTCGAAAACAATGTTCAAACTCAATAGCAAACTATATGCCTATTCACCTAACTTAGCTGGATACGCTAAAGCTATTGAGGACTCTATACAAAAGTCTGTTGTATTCTTAAGAGATGTATTTTCAAATGATTTACTATTCAAAGGTTTGAGATATTCATTCACTGATACAATGTCTGGTGTTCTATCTTTTGTAAATCAAAGATTTAGAGCTTGGTTTAACACATGGCCATTGGCATTAAGACAAGCCTTTTCAGCCACAGTAATGGCAACGATTTTCAGCTCGTTACCTAAAGTTATTGCAGACGGTGTAATTGGCGGTTGGTTGCTAGCCTCCTCAATTATTGCAGGGACATCACTAGCTATTACGATTACTGCAAATACCTTTGATAAGAGCTTAGGCGTAGAGTTAGGCAAAGCAGCAGGTGATATTGCATCTGGTGTTGTTAATGGTTCGCTTGTAGATATACCGAGATTGATTGGAGAAGGCTTTGCATTCTTTGGCAACTTTATGGAAAACTTCTTGACAGGTCTTCCTTACCTTGGTGTAATATTCTCTGGTATCTTTAAGATTGCGTCTTTGTTTGGTTCTGCACCAGCAGTAGGTTTGTTGGGTGCTTGGCTATTTGGCGGATCTCTTGTAAGACTAATGGTTGAATTAGGTGTCTACCGCAAAGGTTTGAGTGATGTATTACAGCGTCAGCGTAGTGTACAGTCATTCTTTATGGGTACTTACACAGGCAATAAGACTGCAGGTGGACAACCTACTCCTTTAGGCAAAATGTCTAAAGCATTCTTTAATGATACAAACAGAACTCAAAGCCTTGCTATTACAGGGTTGATGATGGACTTCTCAGGCATGTTTAATTCATTGTACAAAGATAATGTAATTGGGCACGCAATCGCAAGAGGCGGTTTGATTTGGTTAGCACTAACAGGTGAATCAGGTCTTAAAGATTTGAAAACAGGTGTACTTGATCCAATGTTGTCGCATCTACACAATGCAATGGATCGTAGTCCTGTGTGGGGCAAAGTAAGAGACAAGTGGAGAAAAGAAGTCACAATGTCTGGTACTGGCGGTTTTAGCGGGTTTACCCAATGGATGGCTAGAGAGCTGAACAATATTTCTTTAAAGACAAGTGATCACTTATCTAAAGCTTTCAGCAAAAGTAATAAAATAAATGGCGGTACTTTTCTTCAGCATTTGCTATTAGGAAGAGATGCCAATACTTCTGGATTCTTTGATCGGTTTATCCTTGGTATTGAATCTGGTATGAAGCGTTTGCAAGATAAAATTGCAAACATGAAAGGCGGTTCTTTACTGAACAAAATCATACCTACACCAAAGCAAATATTTACAGCATTGTTTTTAGTTGGCTCTTTATTGTCAGCTATGTCTGCGCAAGGTGCAACTATAGATTCTGATAATTATTCTCCATTTAAGAATTACTCTGCTAAAGATAAAGATTCTGAGAAAATCCCAACCCCAATGTTTCCAGACGCAAATCCGTTACAAGCAACATTAGACTTTTGGGAGTCTATGACAGCAACTACGACACAAATACTGCTAGCTGTTACTGCAGCAACAGGTGTGTCAATGATTGTATTTAAGGAATACAAACGATTTGCAGCAGCTACTTACGCAAATATTGACCGTGGCGCACTTGTTATGAGTGGTCTGTCTTATACATTAAAGACAATATTTAGCATGGCTGTTGAAGGCTTGGTAGGCGTTATTAGACTTTTGTATTTAGAAACGATTCAATTCAGAAGACCAGAATTAGCAGGGCTTGAATTACTTACGGTTAGAATTAGAAGTGCAATGGCAGTTGTCTTGCGATTCTTAGCTGCTGTTTATGCTCCTCAGCTATTTGGTTTTGGTGCAATTGGAACAGGGTTAAGTGCATTAGGCGCGTATGCAGCTTATATGAGTGGACCTGGGATAGCCTTAAGAACTGCTGTTAACGCTAGACTAGAAGCAGCTATTATTGCAAAAGATGCAATGTTTATGAAGCTAGACGCTAAGTTTGCTAAATTAGCTTATACTAACGCAACACTCGCACCTGCATTGCCTCTCTTAAGAACTGTAGATATGCTACTACAAGGTGCAGCAGCAGTTGGTAGTAGAGCTGCTACAAAGGCATTTAGGTTACCTGAAGGCGTATTGGCAGAGTCTATAGCATCTGCGCGTAAATCTCGTATTGCTCAATATATGAATGCGCCTAGTTATGCGGTTGCTGCTGCAAATATGGCAACAGGCGGTGAAAGAGCGCGGGCAAACTTTATCAACGCTACTGATAAGAAAGGCTTGAGAAATGCTTTTGGTGTACAAGAAACCATTGCAGTATTAGATGTGCTTTCTAGCGGCATGCGTAGGTTTGCAAATACTCTAAAAGTTATTAGCGGTACAGTAGACTTTGCAATGAAAGGCATTAGCGCTGCAGCTACGTATCGTGCAACTAGTTTGTTAATGGCTTTATATGTAATTGGCAACCTTGTAAATGCAATAGCAAATCCAAAGAAACGTGGAGAACAAGAAGGCTTCATGGGGACGGGGCATTCAATGGGCTTTGATTACTTAGGTAATATGCCTGTACCTGGTGGCGGTGAAATTCCTTTGAGTCATCTGTTAATTCCTGCTGCTATTGGCACCTTTATGATGAAGAGTGCTAAGAAGGTAGGCTTAAGCAGAGCACACGATGTTCAAATGGACAAGATTACAAAGCGTTGGGAAAGACAAAATGCTACTGCAATTGCAGCTGATGAAGCAGCAACGCGTTCTTATAATCTTCAAAAATATATGTTTGAGCGGTCAGCTCCTGGTACAATGGTTCCGCCTATAATGCCAACGATGACAGCACCTCCTCGTCCACAAAGATTAAACGAAACTCAATTAGCAGCAAGAGATGCTCGTAAAAATGCTAAACTAGAGTGGGAAAGAAATCAAGCTAATGAAAATTGGATGGCACGCCAAAATGCAAAAGAGTTTGCAAGACGTGGTATAGGTAGCGCTGCTGAATTCATGGCAATGGATGCAGTACAAAGAAGTCTATCTGGTGTTAGACTCACGCAAAAAGAATTCCTTGATCAAAGACATGCCGAAAGAATGGCGGCAGGTAAGGGTTCTGTTATTCGTCATAATATGCCTGCTGTTGCAGGTGCGGGTATTGCTGGTGCGGGATTATTAGCCGCTGGTGGCTATCTAGGCGCAAAAGCTGGTTCTATGATGTCAGATGGTTCTCAAGATGGTATTTCAATGGGGCTGGGCATCGGAGCAGTAGTTGCTGGTATTTACGGCAGAGATATTGTAACTGGTGTATTTAACGCATTAAGCAATACTAAAAATCTTAAGCTATTTAAATGGACATGGATTCCTGTTGCATTGGCAGCTGCTTGGGACTCTATTTCAACAGCACATAAAACGCTATGGGATAGAATGTCAGAGTTGTGGGAAGGCTTTAAGAAATCAATAGGTCTTAAAAGCGAACCAAAAGATGCTAAGACAGGTCTCACTGAATCAAGCATGATAGAGGCTGCTAAATTAGGACTAGCTCCTTCTTTTGATATTTCTAAGATTGACATGAGTAAACTTAGCTACTCTGAAGAAACTGTATTCAAAGATACTCAAAAGCGTACTGAAGAAGCTTTAGCTGCTTCAATGGCTGAGAGATTGAAAATGGGTATGGTAGCAGATGAGACTGCAAATGCAGCTTCAGAAGCTTTAAAAGCTTTATCTCGTGTGTCAAAAGAGTTTGCAGCTAAGACTAAGATTGACGTAGAAGCTATGGCCAATCAAATGACTATGCTTGATACGCGCAATACAGTAGATCCTTCTCGTGGTACTCAAGCTTTAGAGTTTATTGGAGATAACTGGAAAGAAGCATTAGCTGCATCTATAATGGTTCTTGTAGGCAATAAGCTAAGATTGCTAAAAGCTGTTGGTGAAGCGGCTCCTGTTGTTGCGGGAGAAGGCGGGGCAGCTGCACTTGGTCAATGGATGTCTGGGCAGGGTGGTAATCTTGTAAGAACTGCAGTAGCTTTTACTGGCGTTAAAATGCTAGAAGAAGATGTTAGTACAGCAGTTGCTTCTGGTGCTATTGAAGGTGCTGCCTTAGGATTCTCAGTACCTACCTTGTATAAACCTATAACAGCTGGTGTTGGTGCTGCGATTGGTGCTGCAATAGGCTATGTTACATCTAAGTTTTCAAACAGAAATCTAACAGATTACTTATCTAGAAATTATGTACAGTTCCCGTCTAAACAAGGCTTTATGCCTGAAATACAGACAACTTATGATCCTCGTAAAAGGGCAGAAATAAAACCAATTGGCCCTGATTTGTCTGAAATGGATAGAGCAAGACTTGAAGCTGAAAATCTTCGAGTTTCATTTGTAAACTCTGTAAAGAGTTCTAATGAAGCATATACATCAATGGATAAAAGTTCTCCATTGGCATTAGAGTACGCAGATAGGCTTTCTAATTTAGACACTGTATACGCAAATTTCAAGAAGTTTAGATATGAGGTTACTCCTGAAGGTGCAACGTTTGATAATAAAACATTAGCAGCTAATTATTATGCTAGTATAGATCGAAACATTGATGCTTTGACAGAGTGGACAGACGCTGCTAAAAAGCAAACTGAAGTGCTTAAACAAGTATCTGCTAGAGAAGCTATTGCTAAGAATGAACCTGGATTCTGGAAACCGCTTGGTGTAACTTTAGACAATCTTAAAGACTTCCAATTGACAGGACGTTCTTTTGATGTTGGTAAAGATCTTAAAGCTCGTGGTGAAACGCTTGTAAAGCAAACACAATTTCCTACAAATGAGCTTAGCAATGCTAATTTGTTTGAAAAGAAAAGACTTGCTGATAAAAGAACTTATTTGCAAACATTAGAAGCTGATAAGTACTTATCAAGCCAAATGGCTGTTACAAAATTAGGCAACGATATCAATCTAGGTTTGACAGAAGAGCTTAAGTACTTGTCTGAAGATCTTACAGACACCCTAAGAGAACGTATTCGTAAGATTCAGTTTGTAGAAGACCAGTCGCTTAATAAATTACAAAAGCCTTCTTTAGAAAATATTGACTTATTGCCATTGGCGGAAAGAAGTGCAGCTAAGGCGCGTAATGAGATATTACAAGAGAGATACGCAGCTGAATTGGTTCGTAGAAAACAAGAGCAAAAGAATCTTCCTGGTTTTAGGTTTGAGACTAAGCAAAATGCTTTTGAAAACATGCTTAAAACACCAGAAGCTCTTAGTGCTAAGTTGACAAACCTATATGCAGCAGATGCTTCAAAAGTCTTAGGCAGTTACAGAGAGATTGGTGTAGAGCAAACTAATAACTTATTACTTAATAAAGAGCAATTAAATATATTAAGAGAGTATGCAGTTGCTGACCACCAGTTAGACTTAGTTGTTGATATTGATAAATTGCTAAATAGCGTAGATAGAGCATTAACACCGATTGCAATGTCTGTAAGTGCGACTCTTGAAGCTGCTTTTAGCGGATTAAGTGTTGATTTGCTACCTCAAGACACTTTCTTAGAGTTGAAGAGTATTGGTAATCAAATAGCACGTATTAAGAAAGATTTGGATGATCCTGAGTCACAGTTCTTACCACAAGAAGATTTAATTGCTAAACAAAAAGCTTTGAAAGATCTTAAGTTAAGGGCAGATGATCTTGCAGCTGTTTTGAAGAATACAACTGGCGAAAGTATGATGTCAGCTGTATCTGATTTAGGTTTAACTGCCGCACAAAGATCTAGAATAACATTAGATCAAATGAGTGCTGCGTTAGCTTTAAGCCGAGGTAAAGCCTCTGTAACTTCTCAGCTATCTATGGCTACAACTCCGCAAGAACAGCAACGCTTGATACGTAAGGCAGCTGGCTACGAAAGTACTACTGAATTGTTGAAATTTACAGCAACTCTCGATAAGTCAGGGTTTAGTACTGTAGCAGAAGCTCTTGGTATTGATCTTAATAAATTAAGTACAAGAGGTAAAAGTCTCTTAAAAGAATTCTCTGGTCTTGCAAAATACATTAATATTTTGAAGTCAGATTCTATTGAACTTAATGATCAAGCAGCTGTTGATAAGTACCTAAATAGTTTACAGGCGTTAGCACGTTTAACAGAACGTGTACAAATGACTGCTAAGCAAAATACATTAGATATTTTAAATGAGTTAAGTGGTAATTCAAATGGATTGAATCTTTCTGAACAGCTATCTGTAGGTGTTGCAAATGGTCTTGCTAATACTGCTAAACTTTTGAAACAACAACTCTCAGAAGCTATTACTAATAGCGGTGATGTACTAGATAGCGTTGCAATTCGTATTGGCAAAAATATCCAAGCATTATCTAGCTATCAACCATTGCTATCATTCTTTGCAATGCTTGCTGATAAGGCTGAAGCAGCTATTCACGGTGGTATTGGTAAAGCATTAGAACAAGTTAATAAAGCATTTCCAGATCTTAAGATAGATGCTACTGAACTTGGAAAGATGGATCCAGGCGCAAGAAAATCACTTACTGATAGAGCTTACAACTTAAATATTCTAACTGAGTTACAAAGTGGCCCTTTGAATGAAGATCAAGCAAATGTCTTGAATAGACTAAAAGAGCTTGGCCCTGAAAAGACCATTGAAGAATTTGCTAAAGTAGGAAAATCCCTATTAGAGTCTGTTGGATTTACTGATGTACAGCTTAACACAGTAGCATTAGATGGCGTGCAAGATGCGTTGAAGTTTAACACAGCTGCATTAAATGCCAATACAGTTGCCAATGGCGGCAAGCCTACTGAAGTACCACCAAACAAGTCTGTTGATGTTACAACAAAACCTACAAAAGATTTTGGCAATACTAGTGACAGATACGATGAATTGTTTAGAAAGTACGCTGAAATAAATAAAGTACCTTTTGAACTTGTTAAAGCAATTGCTGCAAGCGAAACTAATAATTTTAGTACAAAAGCTGTAAGCAGTCAGGGTGCAGTAGGTATCATGCAACTTATGCCTACAACGGCGGAATACTATGGTGTTTCTGATCGTACTGATCCAGAGGAATCTATTTCTGGAGGTACTAGATATCTTAAGCGTTTAATGAAGTTGTTCCCAACTTTCCCAGAAGTAGCGGCAGCTTACAATGCTGGAGAAGGTAGTGTACAGAAGGCTAATGCAAAAGCTAAAGCTAGTGGTGGTACTTTCTTAGACTACTTGCCTAAGCCTAAGGAAACTGTTCCATATGTTTCTAAGGTAATGACTGCGTATGATACGTTTGCAGGTAATGTTGCTCCGCCAAAACAAGCCTCTGGACCTTTTGAGAATTATGATATATTAAAACCAGTATTAGACAAAGCAGTACGCAGAAGTCCTATTGGTTCTTTTAACAAAAACCTTCAAAATTTCATACCATTCGGAGGCTACGAAAATCTAATAGAACCACCACCATCTGGTTCTTCTTATGAAGATGTAACAAGAATACAGGGTAAAATTACTCTGGGCAAGCCTTTCAAACCAAACACATTAGATGGCGGAACTAGTCCTGATATTATTGTAGGTGGTATAAACCTTACTGTTCAAGACGAAGCCATTAAAATGGTTGATCGCTTAGATTCTTTTAATAGAATGTTTGGTAACTTTGCTTCTGATGGGATTGGCAATACTTTAGATAAAGTCCGTGAAAACATTTCAAATAGCTTATCGTATAATGAGCCTTATGATTATCAATATAAAGCTGAAAAGATTGCAGATCAAGTAAGTGTTAATACTAATTTACCTGAACTAAAGCTGGCAGATTTGCCTAACAAAGATGTTAAAATGTTAGGACAACAAGTAGATATACGCCCTGCTGCTAATGAGTTAGAAATCCTAAAGAATGCTCTTCCCAAAGAAGCGCGTACATTGTTAGAAAAGTTTAATACTAGCAATAAGCCTTTGGCTGGTAAGTATGGAGATGCCTTAGGTGTTGACCCTAAAACATTAGAAACATTATCTGGTTCTCAGTTTGCTGCATTAGACAAAATGACGCAAGCAAGAGCTAATGTACAGCAACAACTTACAGAAGGTCTTGGTACTAAAGGTTATGATGCTTCAGCAGCAACGCAAGCGCTAAAGAATCTTGATGATCAAATTAATTCTTTTGTTGAAGGTGTAAATGCTAATATTGCTGAGCTTAAATTAGAAAAAGCTGGCGCATATACGGCAGCTAACAAAGATAATATTACTGGATTCTTAAATAAATTTAGTTCTATTGGTACTGAAGTAACTGGCATGATGAGTGAAGCAGATAAAGCTACTGCCAAATCTATGGCTATTCAGAAATTGTACTTAGAAGATAAGTTGGCAAAAGACAGTATTGCTGGAAAGTCAACCCAGGCAACAAGCAAACAGTTAGCTGATTTGGCGGATGCAGAGGGTTACCTTAAAGATAAAACTTTAGAAGCTGCTAATGCTGCTAGAGAGGCAGGTAAGACATTTGCAGAGTCATTAACCTCTACGTTTAAGGACGCATTTAAAGGTCTTTTAAACAGAGAAAGTGATAAGGGTAAATCTATATTTAAAACTTTTGCTGACAAACTTATTACAGGGATTAAAGATCAAACTGTAGATATCTTTACAAATGCTGTAACAGATAGTATTGGCCTTGGCAAAGGCGGAGTGCTTAGTAAAATGTTAAGTAAAACAGGTACAGGACTTTCTTCTGGTTTCCGCGCATTGGGTGGCGGTGTTCAAAGCCTGCTATCTGGCAAAGGAAGTTGGGAAGGATTTACATCTGGCGTTAGTAATTGGTTTAGCAATTTGACTTCTGATCTTGATAACGCTACGCCTGAAGAGATTCAAATGGCGGCAGCTACAAAATTCTCTGACGCGGTGGACAGATTTGCAGGCGGGAGTGCCATTTCTGGTGCCGCTAATGCGGCTACAGGAAGCGGAATTGGCAGTGCCTTGATGAGTGCCTTGCCGTGGGTTGGCGGTGCCGCAGGCGTTGCGGGGTTGGGCTATATGGCAACTAAAGGCGGTGACTGGAGTAGTGGTTTAAAAGATCTTGGTGCTAATTTTACAACTAAAGCTGGTAGTGCATTAACACCTTCCGGCAATCCTATGGAGACATTAGATCCACGTACAGGGTTGTTTGGTAAAATGGATTCTTTTGATGCTGATGTTACAGGCTTATTTAATAATAAGAGTAGCAGTAACAAGAACGGCTGGTCAGCTGGTCTATCAGATTCTTTAGCTAAGAGTACCCCTGACACTACAGGCCTGTGGGATATAATTATGAAACCTATTAAATGGTTCTTTAGTTTAATAGGCGATGGTTTTACAGGAATTATGTCATTCTTTACGGGTGCTGGGCAGGGCGTTGGGACTAGTTCAGGTAAGCCTGAAAGTGCTACAAGCCCCTTAGATAGTCTTAAGCTTAAGTTTGCTAATGGCGGACCAGTCTCAGGCGGTGGTACAACTACTTCTGATTCTATACCTGCAATGCTATCTGATGGTGAGTTTGTAGTTAATGCAAAGGCTACCAAAGAAAACAGAGAAATGTTGGAGCGTATTAATCGTGGTGAAGTAATCAAACGTTCACTAGGCGGTATTGTCTCAATGGGTACAAGCCTTGCAGGAAGAGCTATTGGCGGTAAAACAGGAACAGCCCTAAGTTCATTAGGTTCTATTGCTAGTGGTGTTGCAGGCATGCTATCTAGTCAGCAAGCTGAACAAGCCGCTGAGTCTTTGTTAGCCGCATCTCAACACTTAGAAACAGCCGCAACAGCCTTAGAAAACTTTGCAGCCACTGGCAGTATGGGTGGCGGTGCTGGTGGTTTTGGCGGTCTTAATGGCAGTACAATCGGCTTAAACGGCATTCCAGAGGGTATGACAAATTTCTCTAGACAGACAGGTATGGAGGGTGCAACCACTCAGGGTATTGCCGATACAAGCGGTTATGGCGCTACGCCTGGATTAACACCAATATCTAGTGTAGGTATGGGTGATCTATCGGCTTCAGGTGGTATGGTTGGTGGTGGCGGTGGAATGTTTGATGGTATTTTTGACTTCTTTTCAAAATTAGATTTTGGTAAGATGTTTGGAAGTCTTGGCAGTCTGTTTGGTCTTGGGGCTGCTACTGGTGGACATATTGTTGGCCCAGGTTCTGGTACTTCTGACTCTATTCCAGCTAACTTGTCTAACGGTGAGTTTGTCGTAAACGCAGCAGCTACTAAGGGTAATCTAGGGTTATTACACTCTATCAACGCTGGTAAAAAGGTTCAACATCGTGCCCTAGGCGGTTTGCTAACAATGATTCCAGGACTAGTTGGTGGTATTGGTGGTATGATTAAAGGCGGTGGCGGAGGTGGTGCAGGTGGTATTATGGGCATGATTTCGCAGTTACTTGGCCCCTTAATGAAGCTGTTTGGTGGCGGTGCAGGTGGTGGCGGTATTATGAGTTTATTTGGCGGTACTAAAGCAGCTACTGGTGGAAAGATTGTTGGACCAGGCTCTGGTACTTCGGACTCTATTCCTGCAATGATATCTAATGGCGAATTTGTTGTTAATGCCGCAGCTACTAAGGCAAACCTTGGTCTTCTCCATAGCTTAAATAGTGGCCGTCAACACTTTGCAGAAGGTGGTTTAGCTGGCGTTTCAAGTGGCATTATGACAACACCGACTTCAAAAGGCTTTAAACCAATATCGGTAGATAAGTCAACAAAGAGTACTCAACAGGTAGTTAACCTTAATATAACAGGTGATATCTCTCGTCAAACTAAGTCAGAAATCTTTAAGATGATGCCTACAATTGCGAGCGGTGTTAATTTACAAAATAAAGAAGCAGGAATTAAACGATAATGATACACGGTATCCTAGATGATTCAGGCAATATAATTGCATCCTTTGTAGTCCCATTGACTGTAAAGAGCAATCAGCCAGTATTTGTCTCGGATACCCTTTCGTTAAAGCGTGCGATCCAACGTAGATCTTCTCAGAGATGGGAGATAGAGACTCGTCTATCTCCTCTCAAGGAATCAGCTAACGATTTGATGGTAAACTTTATAACAAAGGGTTTCGACACAGTACATCAAATTATAGTCCCTCAAAATTATGCTGTTTTTACAAAAACAACTGCTAAGGGACTTGTTCAAACAGATACAGTTAATAGAGTAGCCGGCTTAACTCAGCTTGCTATTGCTATGACAGCTATAAATGCAGGTAAGCTAATACCTAGCGGGACATTCATTAAGTTTGCAAATCATTCTAAGATCTATATGGTTATCGAGAATTGCACTATGTCAGAAACACAGGTGACAACACTTAAAATATTCCCACAGCTAAGACAAGCAGTTCCAGCAGGTACATTAATCACATATAGTGATGATGTTAGAATGTCTGTACGATATGATACAGAAGTAGTAACCGGGATGGTATATGAAGACGGTTTACTAATGGATAATGGCGTTATTAAATTAATAGAGGCGTTATGATAACTTTTACCCCAAATGTAAAGTGGGCACTACAACAAGATACTATTGAAGCTTTTTATATGCTTCGTATTCTACAAGAAACAGATTGCACGATAGCTGCTGCTGCAGTAGGTGCCACTACAATAAGTTTACTCCCTGCAGTTCCAACACAAAATAAAGTAATAAGAGCTGGCGCAATTGTTAAATTTGCAGGCGATACAAGTAGTTATTCAGTTGTTACAGGCGGAGATCTTTCTGATACTGTTGCAACTACTGTAACTATCACACCAGCCTTAACAAGTGCAAAGCTTGTAAATACAAAAGTTACATTTGAATACAATGTAATACATAGTACAAGTTTGTTTATGGATATAGATCTACTAGATTCTGCAGATCTTCCTGTGCCAGGGCATAGCTACATTTCAGATGATACAATTGCAAGTGTGGATGCACCACAAGCTACTACTAACGTAGATAGAGAACAATTTAGAATTTTACTAAATGATCCACGGCTAGAATCAATGGAAACTGTGTTTAATAATTTAATTGGTTATCCTATTGAAGTTAGACTAGGCTTTTTAAATGTTGACACTTGTCTGCCTTTTTTCAAATTTTCTGATACTCTTTTAGTGTATAAAGGACGTGTAGATAGTACGGCATACTCGATTAAGACACAAGAAATGGGCGAAGCTGTATTACAAGTAACTGGTTCAAGTCCAATGAGAAGCTTAGACGCAAAGAATTCATTATTTCTAAGCAGAGATTATGTACGTCAGTTAACTCCAAAAGATTCCTCTTGTGACCAAATCTTTGAAGGATCAGAAGCTCTTGTATTAAAGTGGGGTAGAATCTAATGGTATTTTTAACACTAACACTTGGCATGTGGCTTATGGTAGCAATGGTTGCTATCTCAGTCGGAATGACAATTTATAGCTTAATGCAAACACCACCAGCCTTTGACACAAGTGCTTTAGAAGCTCGTAAAGGAGCTGAAGTTGTTATTGAAGGAAAGTCAGAAGATCTCCCACTAGTTTATGGAAGAGCTATGGTAGGTGGCGCACGTGTATTTCATGCAGTATCTAGTGACTTTAACTACGTAGCACCTAATGCAGATAGAACGTTTGCAACAGGTGTTAATCATACGGTAAATTGGACTGCAGAAAAATATGTAGTTCAAAATCCACGTGGACCAAATGCAACGCTGTTAAAAGTAGCTAGTACAGGTACAACTGAAATTCTCACTCAATTAGCAAAAAGTATTAACGGTAGGAAGAATGAATTTTTATACTTTCAACAAGCAATTTGTCAAGGCCCGATTGGTGGTGTAATTGATGTTGTATTAGAATCATCGCGTTATTTAGATGACGCAACCTTAGCTACATTTGGTGCTCCAGATAACCTTGCTACTGGTGAAAAGCATAAATGGAGTGACCCGAAAAAGGCTCGTACAGCTGTTAGGATTGATGTACATTACGACCTAGCGATGAATGTTGCAGACAGTATTATTGCAGCTAATTTCCCTGAAAGATCAGATGCTACTTTTAATAATATGGTATATGCTTCTGCTACAGTACGTACAGATAGAGACGATCCACAGTTTAGCCAACCACCTAGCCTACAGTTCTATATAGAAGGCAAGAAAGTTCGTAAGGTTGTAAATGGAGTACTAAATACAAATTTTGAGTATAGTAATAACCCAGCTTGGTGTTTGTTAGACTATCTATTAGACGGTCTCTCTGGTGCATCAATTCCTATTGAAGAGATTAATCTTCCAAGCTTTGAAGCTGCTTCTTTAGTTTGTGATTATATTGTTGAGCCAAGTGTAACAACAGCGGGAAAGATTTGGCAGAATACAGAAGGAGATCGCAATATTCATACTAGAGCTTTGCCTCTTTATGAATGCAACATGGTCATTGACACTAAGAAGCCAATTAGAGATAATATCACCGGCATGCTAACTAGTATGGGTGATGCACGTTTAGTGTGGTCACAAGGGCAGTATAAATTAAGTCTTCAATACACACATACAAGTAATGATGATTTGTTTATTGTAGCTGAGCTTGGTGAAGATGACTTAGTGCTTGACCAAGAAGTTGAAATTAATTTACCTTCAGCTAGTGATCGCTTAAATTACTGTACAGTTAAGTTTCATAATGAATTGTCTAATTTTAAAGAAGATTCTGTAAGCTGGCCTCCTAAGTTTCCTGGTAAGGTTTATAAAGGTGTTGGCGGTAAGAAATACCCTATTGCAGATTATAGTTACACAGAAGACAATGATGATGGTACCTTTAATAAGGGCGCCAATTTATTAAACTCTGTAGGTGTCTGGGGATCTACTCTTAATACTACATACTTAAGCTATCATATCATTTTGACTTATGAAGATGTTATGGACCCCATTACTAATCTGCTCGGACCTGTTAAGTTAGAGTACACAGGTGATAATCAGATTAGAATTAAGGTTAGCGACAAAACCACTAGTAACCTTTATTTAGATCAACAACACAAAGACTGGAAATCAGTAAAAACATCTACAATCACATTACCAATTCTGCCGGGTGAAACACAAGTTTTTCATATAGAAATATGGGGAACAAATACTAAGGGAGACAAAGCTGTAGCTGCTAGGATGACTAATGGCCCTAAAATATTGTGGACAACTCGTGAATCAGCTTACTCAGATGTATTAGAAATTGATAACACTAGTACGACATACTCAGTCTTCTTAGAAGAAGATGGCGGTACTAAGTTAGAAATGGAAACTTCAGTTGAAGCAATGACAGACCCCTATCATGCAGCAGCTAAGGCAGAAGAATACGTAAGGATGAGTCGATCGTCTTTTGTAATTAAATTCAAATATGTTGTAAGAGAGAATTATCTAGAGCCTGGCGATTTCGTTAAACTCAACAGTCCTACACTTAATCTTGCAGGTGAAATATTTAGAATCAATTCTGTTAAGATTGTTGAGGGCAATAATTGTGAAGTAACCGCGCAACGCTTTGATCATTTACAATTAGCTTGGTCGCAAAAAGATGACCAGTTTATGGTTCCGCCAAATATTTATAGTAATCTTTTTAATCCGCCAAGAAATCTTAAATACATACCTACGGGTAGTTCCCGATTAATTACATCAGGTACTTTAACTTGGGACGCTCCAAGTGATTCTGTAGATTTGGCTTATTATATTGTATCTGTACACGAAGCCGATGGACCCGTTCGAACTAACAATGCTCCAATTTTTAGAGAATTAGGGCGCGTAGCTGAAAATTATTATGTATTACCTAAGCTAGAAGCTTTTAGCGCAATATTTTCAGTAATGGCTGTTAGCACATCTGGGCGTCGTTCTACTACAATCTATACTGGTGATAAAGCACAAATAATAGATGTTTATGACTCGTATCTATTTGATGGGTTAACAGTGTCACGTAGTAATCTTATTGTAAATTGGACGGCCTGTAATGTATATGAGAGCGGTGTTCTATTAAAAGCTTTACCAGCGGGTACAGCCACATGGACAGAAGGCCTGTTGTTTATCTACTTTGATTTTGTTAATGATAAGATTATTAAAGCTACAACAGATTATGCTGAAGTTTATAATGGCGTTATATTAGCTACCTTTGATGGTGTTGATCTTAATTTGAGTGTATCAGAATTAGATGCGCCTGCAGTATTAACTATTGAAGGACGTACCGATACAGTATTTGATTCTAAAGACGCTAAGATTGTTTGGCAAGCTAATTCTTCAAACCGTTCAGCAAGTACTTTCTTAAAACATTATCTTGTTCAAGTGCTTACTACCGCAGATGTATTAAAGAAGGCTTATGTAATTACACCTGATAAAGATGATGCAGGTTCTTTGCTAGTTACTGATACAATGAATTTAGAGTTGTTCGGAACATTAACTCGTAGCTTTAAAGTTCGTGTATATACAGTTGATTCTGCAGGATTGCTATCGGCAACACCTAAAGTTTCTACTATTACGAATGCAGCACCTTTAGTAACAACTTTAGAACTAACACCAACTGTTAAGGCTGTGTTTGTAAAAGCTGCAATCATGTCTGAAGATGATATTGTTAAGTATGAATTTAAACAATATGCAACTGAAACAGCAACAACTGCAGAAAATACAGTAACAACAGTTAGTAATAGTTGTACATTTCCTACAGCTGACGATTTAGATCGTTGGTACACAGTGACTGGATACGACTACTACGGTATTGGTGTCGAGTCTGCGCGTATGAAAGAGAAGTCATTATCACAACCGCAATCAACTGGTTATGCGTTCTTACGGTATGCGAGTGATACACCGCCTGTTGCACCGACTGGTGGTACGTACCTACTGCCGACACCCACAGCAGGCACAGCAACTGACCCACTTGGCACGCTGGCGTGGGAGGATGGCATCCCTGATGGCACGGCACGCTTGTGGCAGACAACGCGAATATTCACGGCTGACGAGCAACCACCGCATCAAACGGCATGGCAAACACCACAGTTAGTGGCAAACACTGCTACAACAAAGTATCAATATAGCTCTGTCAATCCACCTACAACAAGTTATGCAGACTGGGCGGATGCGCCTGGATTAACAACGTTGTATATGAGAGTTGGTATATCTAAAGATGGTGCAGATGGTCCATGGGAATGGGGAGCAGCTTATAAGGTTAAGGGCGAAGCACCTCAAACTAGTTTCTTATCTACTGTGTTTACTAGAAGTACAGGCAATACAATACCACCTTTGCCTACTGGCGGTACATTTCCAAGAGGTATTCCTAGTGCCCCCTGGTCTGATGGTATTCCTGCTGGTACAGGTAAGATTTATACTTCTAATAGATTATTTACTAGTGACGGCCAATCGCCACAAGATTCTACTTGGAATACAGTAACTTTAATGGTTACTAACGACAAGACTAAGTTTCAGCTTAATAATAGCGATCCTGTTGATAGCAATGCGTGGTACGATTCTGATGATGCTAGTAAAGACCCTACGCTTGCAATCTATATGCGTATTAATTATTCTGAAGATGGTGGTACAACTTGGTCATATGGTGCTCCTTCAAAAATAAAAGGTGAAAAAGGCGTTCCTGGTTATACAAGTTTTGTTAGTACTGTATTCACCAGAACAAAAGGGATTCCCTTACCTACACCTCCATTACCTTCTGGTGGTAGTTTTAATAGTGATGGTTTGCCAACCGATGGAGTATGGACTGACGGAATACCTGCCTTACCTGGGGTACTCTGGAGTTCATATAGAACTTTTTCAAATGATCCTGCAGAAGCAGCTACCAACTGGTCTACACCTGTTCGTATTCTAGATGATAGCAATACGGATTATCAATTCAGTCTTACAAATAGTTCTGACAATAGTACATGGCAAGACAATGAATTTGAAGGCGCTGTATACATGCGTATTGGTACATCCGTTGATGGTGTAAACTTTGTATATGGTACAGGGATCAAGATCAAGGGTGAGAAGGGTAATCCTGGTTTTATTTCATTTAAGAGTACTGTATTTACTAGACGTGCTGCAAATAACCCTGTTAATACAAAGCCTACTGGTGGTTCTTTTGAACAACCGCGTCCTGTAGAAACAGAATGGGAAGATGGTATACCAAGCGGTGAAGGTATTGTATGGCAATCATACACTACATTTACAAATGATGTTACTGCAGCTACGCCTATTTGGAGTGATCCTGAAGCTGTTATTAATGATGATAAGACTAAGTACTATTTTAATACTACTAATGCAACTACAGGTTGGTCTGAAACACCAGACATTAATACTGTGTGGATGCGTATTGATACCAGTATTGACGGGTTCTTAACAACTATTACTGGAACACCTTTCAAGATAAAAGGTGAAAAAGGTGATGACGGTTATGCAGTATTTAAGAGTACTGTATTCACTAGACGTGCTGCAAATAATCCACCGTTAGAAGCACCAACAGGCCTTACTTCTGGCAGTCTTCCGGTGAATACCGAATGGAAAGATGGAATTCCTCCGTTGCCAGGTATTCTTTGGGAATCACATGCATCTATTAGTACAGATCCTTTGATAACAACTACAACATGGTCATTTCCAAAGCAAATCTTAGATGATAATAATACAAAGTATTACTTTAACAGTGCTAATGTAGCTACAGGGTGGTCACAAGCACCAAGTACCACTACTGAATGGATGCGTATTGACACAAGTAGTGATGGCTTTTTAACTACTGTTACTGGTACACCATTTAAGATTAAAGGTGAAAAGGGTGAAACAGGTTCCGGAATTGATATAAGGTTAACAAAAGAATTAGTTTATATTCCTACAACATTGGCAGATGTTTCTGATTATTCTAATGCAACTACAGGTATTGTTGTTCAAAACAATAATGTAGATGTTGTGTACTCAGCAACTGCTGTTACGCTTGTTGGCGCATTACCTAATACCTATAGTGTAACTTTTGAAAAAGAAAATCTTACAGGTACACCTTCTTTAGAAGTAATTAACGGGGTTGTTACGAGTAAAGATTTTGGTACAATTACACAAGGTGTTGCAAGACTTATATTTGTTATTACAATAAAAGATCAGTATGGAAATATACTAGGCCCGTTTAAGAAAGCGCAATCACTTGTGAAGCAATTTCCTGATGGCGTTTTAGATCTTTTAAATACAAGTAAGGAACAACTTAGTGTAAATGGAACAGTCTTAAATCCTGTAACAGATATTACAGTTACGTATTCTCCTGATAAAAATGGAGATGGCCGTACTGATGGTTTTATAAACTGGCAATACCCTCTTGATGCAGCCATAAGTGGTTTTGTAGTATGCTATAATAACGTTAGATATGCCCCAGGTACAACTGACTATATACTTTCTGATTATACTTGCGAAGATGTTTTAAACAATATTAAACATCAGATTGTACAAATTGGTACAGGCTCAAGAGTTGTTAGAGTACCCGATATGGGTACGGAAAGTCATCGAGTTGGTTTTGTATTTGCTTTTAGAATACTATCAAAAGATACCTGGGATAATTACGCCTTCTCCAAATTAAAGCACAAAGGTGAGTATTATGCTGTTTCTTCACCAACAGTGCTTGGCACCACTATTGTAGAAAAGAGTGCGCCGAATCGTTATACTGATGTTGTAAACAAAGACATGGAAATAACTCTGGAAGACGGCACCACAATCAAAGTATCTGAAATCTTTGAAAACGGCCTTAGAGTAAATGTTATTAATAGTAACGTAGCATTAGTAGCGCCTACTGATGGTACGGTTGCATTTACTTATTCTAACGCAGATGCTGTCAGTAGTAGTGTAAATCTGCAAATCACATTTGAAGCAAGTAATGTAATAGCTGTAACATCTGGATATGCTTTTTGTGTTATAAGTAAAGATACTGCAGATTTAGTCCAATTTGAAAATTTGACTGTAAAGCAAATTATGGAGACTAAAAAGACATTTACAAAATTTGTTGATGCAGCTAATGGCATACTACAGCCAAATGGTAGATTCAAGTATTCTGTTGAAGCAGCTAATGTTCCTGGCGCACTAAATCATGCTGTATATATTTTTGCATTTAGATATGCATCAGGTGCTAAAACTTCCAAAGCCACTTATACCGATGGTACAACTAAAATACCATACTATGTATCTCCTGTCCTTAAGGCCGGTACAACAAAGTATAGCGGTAATGTTATTATTAAGGGCGATGTAATTGAAGATAAAACAGGCACAACGACCAATTTAACAGATCTGTATACAGTTATTACAGATTGGAATGACGGTAATAACAGAACATTAACGGCAATAACAGCATTACCTATAATCCCTACAACACCAGCGCCTATTGTTTACGATAGTTCTGCAAATAGTTCGGGCAATGTAGATTACACGCTTAATTTCTTCTATAATGGAGTTGTTATATCGCCTGCAACTGGTGCAGATGACAGTATTGATGGTTTTTGTATTTTAGAGCAAACTGTATTACCTAACGCTACTGGACTGCCAACCGCTAATATAGCTGCTCCTACAGTTGCAAAGATGATTATTAATCCTGCTGCAAGATTTATTGATGCAAAAGATTATGTAGCTATAGATAACGGTACATATAAGTATGAAGTAAAAATGCCTGAAGCAAAGGCAATACCCTATCGAGTAGTCTTTATCTTTGCATATCGTGCAATATCTGCTGGACAAGCTAAGCTTATTCAAAAAGGTGCAACTCTTATAGAGCTTGGTACTAAAGAAAAGAAATCGTATATTGTATCTACTATTGTAAGAACTCACCCCCTAGCTACTCCCAGTCTATTTACCGGAGACTTGTATATAAGAGCCGGCTTAAAGGATAGTTATGGAAATACAATAGCTATTAACAAGCTTACAGAAACTATTGCTGATTTTGACGTAACTAACAATAAGTCCACCGCTAAGATTGTACCCGTAACTAATTTAGCACTTAGCTATAATATTATTGGTTGTACTTCTGGTAATGTCAATCTAGTTATTGACTTTTACTTTACAGGAAGTTTAACAGATATAGATGGGTTTATCTATTATGAGGCTACACTACCTGAACAAGCCAATATAAGTGATCTTACTCATAAAACTTTATTTGCAAAACCAGATGCAAAGTTTATTGACGTAGACTCTACAGTGGCTAGTGCACACTTTACAGTTGAAATACCTGAGTCTAAAACAACACTATTTAGAACAGTATTTGTTTGTGCTTTTAGAGAAGTTTATGATAGTGTCTATAAAGCTGCGGGAAATTTGCCAACAGCTACTAGACCTGATAGGTTAACTTATGGTAAGAGATTTTTAATTGTAGGGCCAATAGCTCGTAGTCACGTTAATGGTAATTTGTATCAACCACAAACACAGGCAATCATAAAGGCAGGTGTAAATGTAGGTGGTACCAAGGTTGTTACGCTGTCGGATGCAATCGGTGATTGGGATTTAACAAATAATGGCGGATTAGCAGGCATGACAGCTACAGTACCAGCCCCTACATATCCAATGGATGGAACAGGAATGGTATTGACTGGTAGCACATTAGAAACTAATGTTGATATCCTGGTCAAATGGGAGTATGTTCTAGCACAGATATTAGATCCAATCACGAATACGCTAATAAATCCTATTGATGGCTTTCTTATCTATTTAAGAGAAGATACAAATACTTCTCCCGATGCTATGATTGATTTAAATAAACTTACTGTTAAGCACACTTTTGTCACAACAGATGTTGACCAGCGTGAATATACTTTTTCAAACATGCCTATGAAGACTAAGAAGGCTTTGAATTATTATAATATTGCCGTATTTGCGTATCATCTTATTAGCGAAAATACGTATACAAAGGGCATTAAAGATTCAACAATTAAGTCTAGTCTTAAACGTCCTGCTGCATTTAATACGCCAATGGTTATATCGGCTAATACAGGGTATGTATTCTCAGCAAACAAGTCATATGTGTTAAAAGATACAGCAGACTCATTACCGCATGAGTTCGCAATTGTTGGTGACTATTGGCTAAACACTTCAGGAAGTACAACAGCAGGTATTGAACATCTAAGCTATGGGTACTTTAATAGTGCTGGCTGGTCTCAGCTTACTGAAGACGAAGTTATTAAGAAGTTTAATGCAGCTCGTGCTTCAAAAGAGGGTATAATTCATACTTACAGCTCTCCTATTGAACCGCCAAACAAGCCTGGATTTTATTGGAAGAATACTTCAGCTGATGTTCAATCTGGTGTAGCCTCAAATGGTATTGTATATTGGGATATAGATCGCCTACTCTGGCAACCAAAAGAAGCTAAGATTGGAGGATTAATACAAGCCACTCCAGCAGCAACTATACCGTATGAGGGTAGTGTTCTGCTAAGCACAACAGTAAACTTAAATGGTACAAGAACGCTATACAGAGGTCGTAACGGTCAATGGGAGCCTTTTGTTGATTTATCATCTAGCGAAATCTTTAAAACTGTTAAGTTAATGAACGCTAATAAGGTTGCAACCAAAGCCTTGGTTACAGATACAGGCGGTTATTATACTCGTGTTATCAACTCGAAGGGCAAACTACCTGCTTGGTCTAAAACTGCTAATGATATATTTGCTAAAAGCTTATTGGCAGGTAACGTTTTACCAACTTTAATTTTATAGGAGTATAAATGACAACGTACGTAGCAGCAGGTGATCAGTGGACTAACACTGCTGACGCCAATGTAACTGATCCTACTACAGGACAAGTTATAAAACCTGGTACTACTGTCGAATTTAATGGAGAGGACTGGAGCTATATTTCAGTCCTTCCGACTAAATCGGCAACAGCGCCGACAGAACAAGTAATGGGGCAATTGTGGGTTAACACTTCAGTTACCCCTAATACTTTATCTCAATATATCCCAGCAACAGATACTTGGGATGTCATAGCAACACTAGTAGATGGTCCAGAAGATCTTAATTGTGAAGCTTATTCAACTCACAATGCGTATTTAGGTTTATATTCAGGATCGTATTATTACTCAAAAGGCGATGTAGTAAGCTATCAAGGAAAGAAATGGTGGGCATTAAGAGCTAATCAAGGCTCTACACCAGAAGAAAATGCTGACTGGACGCTATTAACATCTACAGGAGAATCGGGCAAGTCATTGTTTGATATATCTTTTTACCAAGTAGCTCTTTCAGCACCTACGCAAAACCCTGTTGGCAGTTTTACAAGAGATATGGTAACAGGAGTAACAGCGGCAGACGCAGGTTTTCAACTTAACGGTTGGGCTGTAAACCCTCCAGCGGCTGTCTTAGGGCAAACATTATGGAGAGTTACAAATACTGTTGAAGTAACCGCAGGGATGGCAAGTAGTGGCTCAATTGCTTGGATACCTAAAACGCCAACAGCTATGAGTGCTTCCGGTGTCTCCGCTAACTTTACAGTAGGTACTGTAACAAAGGGTGATAACCCTTCTGTAACTAAGACAGGCACTGCTGGTGATTTTACACTAGATTTTGTACTGCCTAAGGGCGATCCAGGTGCTGCTGAGAGATATGATATTTTAGGCGGTACTACATATATTGATTGTAATCATATAACAGGTGTTCCTGTATTAGAGTTTTTAATATTTTCATTATTGAAAAGCTTAGGAACGTCTACTTCAGATGTCACTAGCGTAGTCTGGTCAGCCTACTCAATGTCACAATATGGCTATGCAGGTAATGCTATACCTGTAAGTAATTTAAATAATGGTGCTGTTAATGTTCCTTTAGCTACTTGTCGGTGGGGTTTAGTAATTAGCGCAAAGTTAACTGCAAACGGCCCTACAGTTGCAAGTAAATTCATTGCACCTCAGCTTATTGAGATTCCTGGACCAAAGGGTGATACAGGGACAAAAGGTGATACAGGCAATACTGGCACAATCAATGTCGGTACTGTAAGTGCAATAGCATATGGTTCTACTCCTACTGTAGTTAACTCAGGGACATCTACAGCCGCTGTATTTAACTTTGGGTTGCCACGTGGTGAGAAAGGTGATGCAGGCGTAATTAGTAGCGTAACAGCTACATCTACAGCAGCAGGTACAACAGCTGCAGTTACGTTAGGTGGCACACCTAGTGACCGTACAATTGCACTGAGTATTCCAAAAGCTTATAACGGTACAAGCCGTGTATTTATTGAAATGTATAAATGGGCAGTAGATGAGCCTACTATAAAACCTTCAGGTACTTCTACTTATACATGGGCAGATGACACGTATAGCTGGCCTACAGGCGGTTCTAATTCATGGACAGCTTATCCAGGTGCTGCACCAGGTGGTATGACGCTTTGGGTAGTTAGAGCAAAGATTGTTAGCCAAACAGTAGATGTAACAACAGATGTTACTTGGTCAGATGCTGTAATCTATCCTATTAGCGGGTCTGGTCCAGGCTCTTATACTTGGATTAAATATGCAACTGCTGCTGATGGCACAGGCATGACAGATACTTATAGCGATACTATGAAGTTTATGGGTATTGCTGTAAATAAGCTGACGGCTACAGAGTCTACTAGTGCTGCTGCATATGACTGGGTTAGAATTAGAGGTGCTGATGGTATTGATGGGGTTTCTACTACTATGTATAAGGTAGAGCCTGTTGATCCAATCCTAACTAAGAATGCTGCAACTGGAACTTTGAATAAAACTCAAATTACTTTTAATTCGTATGCTAGAACAGGGGTTGGTGCTTTCGTAGATTATGCAGCGTTTTGGCGTGTGTATTTAGATGGCGTAGAAGTTAATGCCTCTGCTGCAAGTACTTCAACAAAGGCTGCAACTATTACTAGTGGTTCAAGTTACGTTAAAGCAATCATCTATTCAGATTCTGCTAGAACAATTAAGATAGATGAGGTATATGTACCTATTGTAAATGAAGGTCCAAAAGGTGATACAGGTACTTTAGCATTAGGTACAATAGCTACAGGTGCTCCAGGTTCTACTGTTGCAATTACTAACACAGGGACAGCGTCTGCTGGTATTCTTAATATTACAATACCTAGAGGAGATGTAGGCGCTACGGGTGCTGTACAAACCATTTCTATTGGGACTGTTACAAAAGGTATCACAGCTGCTGTAACTCGCACATTAACAGGTTTAAATAATAGTTTTGATTTTGTACTACCACAAGGTGATAAGGGTGATGCGGGAACAATTTCTATTGGTACTGTATCTACAGGTGCTGCTGGCTCTAATGTTGCCATTACGAACGTAGGTACAGCTTCTTCGGCTATCCTTAATATTTCAATACCAAAAGGTGATCAAGGATTACCGCCTACAATAACAGCTAATAGTACTACAACAGGTACTGCAGGCTCATCTGCTAGTGTTACATTGGATGCGTCAAGCACTTCTACAGCCGCTAAATTTAACTTTACAATACCGAAGGGTGATAAGGGGGATGCTGGTAATGCAGGTAGTATTACTGTAGGTACAGTAACCACTGGTAATGCAGGCACAAACGCTGCAGTTTCAAATAGCGGAACTACATCTGCAGCTGTATTTAATTTTACAATCCCTAGGGGTGATATTGGGCCTGTTGCCGCATTTAGTGTGGGTACAGTTACAACAGGTAGCGCAGGCTCTAGTAGTGCTGCAAGTATAAGTGGAACAAGTGCTAGCCCTGTGTTAAACCTAACAATTCCAAAAGGCGATAAAGGAGATATTGGCCCTAATCTATTTATAACATCTAGCAGAGAGTTAGCTTTCTATTCGGTTGATAACATATATTCTGGATCAGGTAATAGTAATATAACCCTAACAGCTGTTAAGTCGTCAGATATTACTAGTACAAGTTATGTATGGTCATTTTCAGGCTTTAATGGTGGGAATCCCTCTACTAGTGCTCAAAATGCTGTAATTAGTACGTCTAATATGGGTACATCTCGCGCAGCAACAGCCACTTGTACTATTGGCGGATACTCTTATATGGTAACTATTTATCGTATGAATGAAAGCTCTGCAGAAGCCGGGGCTACCGTTGGCGCAGATTGGAGCAGTAACGTAACAAATAGGCCTACTTCTTTATCTGGTATTAACTCAACGGAAGGCACGTTGCTTGGATTGTTTTCATATAGCGGATCTACTGTAACTTTAAATGCTAACTTCCAATCAAATGCTAATATTACTGCTTATTATTCTTCTGATGAAAGATTAAAAGAATGTGTACGTAAGATATATGATCCTATTGGAAAGTTAAAATCAATATCAGGTAACAACTTTAAATGGGCAGAAGATTATTATGCTAAACAAGATTCTGATTTTGTTAAGGAATGGGATGTTGGTGTACTTGCGCAAGAAGTAGAAAGAGTATTACCAGAAGCTGTTAGAAAACGTAGTGATGGATTCTTAGCGGTAGATTACGCTAAAATTATACCTTTACTTATTGAGGGTTTTAAAGCTCAACAAGAAATTATAGAGGAACTTAGAAATGCCATACAGCATAAGTGATGTAAATGTAGACTTAGGCAGAACTACAACAGCAACAACAAGCTTAAATGAACCTGTAGTTAGAGATTTATTATTAGCAGACCCTTATCCTGCTCCTGTAAATTTATATCCAGACCTTTCACCTGAAAACAATACGCCACCAGTTTTATCTGTTAATACTATTACCCAAAATAGTTGTATCTTTACGTGGACAGGTGGTGAAACTTATGGTACATATCAGCTACGAGGTAGATGGAAAGATAAAGATGGCTATTGGGTAAATATTGCAGCTGGGAATACTTTAACAAAAGGGGCTGTATTTAATTTCGGTTATTCGGGTGATCTTCGTAATACAATGTACGGATATTATGAAGTGTTTATTGTAATTAGATTTAATGGAATTGATTATCTGCCTTCTAACACAGTTAATGTACAGCTCTTAGATTGGTCGTTTGAGGATGGCTTTTATCCAGCTACGCCATATGGTGTAGGCAGCACCGCAGATGCAAACTACCCAAATCATAGTGTAACTTATCGATATGATATAAGATGGTTTAGACTTGCTCTTAGGCTAAAAGGAGTTGCTGATTCTGAATTAGGAGGTAGTGCACCGGCCACATATACTAACTTCAGCATGTCAATACATAGAAATGTAACAATCTATGATAGTAACAATTATAATGGTAATGTAGTAATGACTGTGCTTGCCGGTAATAATAATTATCTATGGGAAGCACCTAAGTTAATTATAGGCATTGATGTAGGTAGTGATCATGACTTTACATTTGTATATTCAGGCATAGCTAATGTAGATCCTTCTGACTACGTATTAGGTCATTACGAAACAGATACAACTTATCAGCCTGGTGATGTTGTTTGTATGTATAGTAATTTAGTAATGTGTATTAAAACATGCACTAATATTGAACCTTTTAATCATGCAAGCTGGTCTTATTATTGGGACTATCCCCCTACAAATCCTGGAAGAGCTATTGCCTTTTGGAATACTCACTATGCTAGAAATAGTACTTTCATAAATAATGGTACTATTCTAGGCGGTGGTGGCGGTGGAGGACGGGGCGGTGAGACAACTATTACAGAATTATACTATAACCCTTCAGCTTTTATAAACCAAAAGTATTTAAAGGGAGATGCCGTAACGCACTCAGGTAATATATTTGTTTGTGTTACAGACACAGTGTCTGCTTACTTTAATGGTACTTTCACATGGTCAACACCCGTTAGGAGTTCTCACACAACATACTGGCGTTTCTATGCCCTTAGCACCGAAAAGTTTTCAACAGGCTCAGATGGCCTTCAAGGTGGACCTGCTCTATACCAAGGTAGCGGAATATCAGGTGGCGTAAAGCTTATGAATAACGGTACAATCTTTGGTGGTGGTAATGGTGGTGGTGGAGGTGGTGGCGGTACAGTTCCTATGTCTTACGCAGTTGTTTATGGGTTTAATGGTGAAGGTACATTTAGTAGTACGCCTGTAAGTCCTGCAGGTGGCGACGGTGGTCATGGTTCTTTCTATAACAGAGCTGAAGTAAACCCTTCTGTTGATTTCAAATACAAAGGTGGTATGGGTGGTAAAGGCTCCATAAATGGATTGACAGCAGGTGAGAATGCTACTGGTGCAAATCATGATTACAGCGGAGACGGTCTGGGTGGTGGTTATATTGCAAACAATTGGACAGAAGGTAGCTTCAATGTACTGCCTGGCGGTAAGCCGCTACCCCCTGTTTTAAGCATAGCAGCTGTTAGTCAAAATTCTATTACATTAGGAATAGCTAAGCAAGATCCTATTGGAGGCAATACACCGACAGGTTACTATATTTATGATAGTGCTAATGTGCAGCAAGGAAGTACTACAAACGATACATTTACAATAGCAGGACTGACATCAGATACGTCTTATAGTTATTACGTTACAGCGTATAATACTCTTGTATCAGCAAGCTCTAGCACTATAATTGGGAAGACAGCTTTAATATTGCCTACATTTACCTTTGGTGTTGATAATAAGACTTACAACTCATTTACAGTTATTATTAGCAAAGTTACCTCTGCTACTTATTATGAAATTTATTTTAATGACGTATTAAGGACTACAATAAATGATTCTGGGAACAGTACTACTGTGTATGCAACTGGCCCTACAATGGGGATCTCTTCAACAACTTATGTAAAAGTTAAGGCTTATAGTGGTACTAACTCTTCAGTGCTAACTCCTGCACAAGCGTGGACAACCACTTATGCTGCTGTTCCCGCAGTGCCTACTTCATTTACATATGCAGAAACTACTAATACTACTGCATTGTTATCATGGTCTGGCAGTGGTATCTCGTATAAGATAGCTGTTAAAAATCAGTCTAATAATGCTGTTACAAATTATACATCCAATATAATGAATATCACAGCTACTGGTCTAGGCTATGGCATTCTTTATGAGATAAGTATTGTTGCTGTTAATGAGATAGGTGACTCTATTGCTTATGTAATACCAAATGTAATGCTGGTTGACGTATCCCTACCAACATTATCTTTATCATCAGTTACTTCAAAAACCTTTACTGTATCTTTTGATGGGCCTGCATCAGGACACACCCATACCCTTAGACTACAGTCAATGGACTATTATGGCAACTGGGAAACAGAGATTATAGGTACATACAGTAGTGGCAGTGCTTTCACCCCTCCTAATAGATCTCGTGGAAAGTATAGGCTAAGGATACAAGTTGCTAATTCTGGTGGAAAGGTCATGGCAACGCCTTATTTGGATGTACAACTTTCAGACTGGGTTATTAGTTCATCTAATAGTACCAATACACCTCAGAATTTTTCTTATGGTTGGTACTTTAATGATGCATGGATACGAAATAATACTACTGCATTACCCGCCTCAAACGCAGAATCTACTTGCTTGCGTAGTGTAACTATAAATAGTTCTGGAAACTATACAACTACAGTTAGTAGCGGTACAGCCAAGCCTTTAAAAATAGATATTTATGACTCTATTGAGAGCAACACAACACTAATTTTTAATAATAGCGGTACTATTCAAGGCGAAACTCTTTCAACATCAAGAGTATTTAATCAACCTGAAAATGCTATTGACATTTACTGCGCATGTAAGTTAATACTGAATAACAACGGTATAATACGAGGCAGAGGCGGTAGTGGCGGCAGAGGTGGTTCTTCTATTTACAGAGGTGACAGTAGTGGCGAAAATGGCGGCCCAGGTGGTGATGCTATTTTTACTTTTACTAACTTTATTCTATATAATTATGGCACATTAGCTTGCGGTGGTGGTGGTGGCGGAGGGGGCGGTGGTAATGGTTCAGGTAGTTCAGTCTGGGGCGGTAGCTCTTACGCTAGGAGTACAACCTATCCAACAGCATCAAGCAGTCATACAGGTACTAGCGGAACTTCAGGTAAAGCTGGCGGTGGTGCAGGAGGTTCTGGCGGTGATGGCGCAAACGGCGCTGCAGGTACAGGTGTATATGGTACCTACTCATCTGCCGGAGATTATAGAAGCATATATTCACCTGGTGGTAGTGGTGGTGCTAAAGGTGCTGCAATTACCGGCGGTGGTAGTGTAACTCTTTATAACTATGGGACATATAAACCATGATAGTACGGAAGATAAAAAGCCAAGAAGAAATGGCCAAGTGCGTAGATATGTATATTGACATCTACGAAAATGAAATTATCCCATTAGACCGTGACAAATCATTATTATCAATGAGACGTCATGTTGCTGCAGGACAATTCTTTAAAGTAATTGAAGACAATGGAGAAGTAATAGCATGGATTGCTGGAGCAGTTTTAGAAAGAGAATTTATTGCAGAGAAATACATGCAACAGATTTATTATTGTTCTAACCAAAAGGGTATGAAAGCTTATCGTTGTGTAGTATTGCTTCATAAGGCATTAATTGAAGAGTCTAAGAAATTAAATATTAGACACGTATTGTCAACAGGCAGTCATGCAGACACTGAGAATGTATTCGTAAAAATTCTCGGTAAGAATGGTTGGAGCGTTAGAAATTATTTAGCAATATGGAGAAACGATGAAATACATATGGGCACGGCTTAAAGAGCCTTCAACATGGTTTGGACTGATTTCAGCTACATTGGCTGTATTAAGTTCATTCAAATTTGTTACACTAACAGCAGAAGAAATGGATAGTCTGCTTGCGTTGTCAGTTGCTCTTTTGGGCAGTGGTAGCGTAGTATCCAAAGATCCACAATAGCGGTACGCCTCGACACAACTGTCGGGGCTTTTTTACGAGAGTCATGGGGGCAATTTTGCGGGGCAAGACGGGGCATTTCTGCACGAATTTTGGTGGGCGGCAAATCTGGGCGTGTGTGGCGCGGGGCGGTGGGGGCATCACTGGTGGATCAGGGCGGCAGTTGCGTGCCGTGTAGGGCGGTTTCTGGTGCCAGAACTGGTACACGTGGGGCAGTTGCGTGCAGTTCTTCAGGTACACTCAACCCCGTTAAATTAACCCTTGCGGCCTCCCCCTGTATTATCTCTCTTAGTAATACGGAAATAATAGTATCTTATATGAAGTACAATAATAACTTTATATAGGAGAATACTATGGAAAACGAAAACATAAGAATAGCACATCAATTTACGCTAAATAGACGCGATGCTACAAAACGATATGGTATTGCGCCATACCCGCAGTTTGATGCTTCTGAGAAGTACAGAAGTAAAGGTATGCAAGAAACCTTAGAAATGTTATGGGGTGTATACAAAGATGCAAATCAACTCGAAATTATCGCAAGAGTGTATACAATAGAATCTTTATGGTACTTAACTAAAAGAATTTTTGTAATTGATCCAACAGTGGCAACAGAATTACTTAACTCTAAAGTATCTAAGAAAATAGATATGTCACAAGTAAGACTTCCTGACTGGGGCATTGCTGTAAGCGCAGGTAACCTGCGATTTAAAGCCGCCAAATTTCGATTACATTGTGATGGGTATTGTAAAGATCGATTAGTCTTCTGGGTACATGAGTCAGAAACTCAGCTTAATAGATTGTTTATGTATCCTGCAGATGAGGTTGTCGATCTAAGCGAATTTGAAGATGCCCAAGGGGATCAAATCCTGTCGGTGATATTGTATATAAGTGCAGTCAAGGATACAATACCAAAGGCTTCACGTTCAAATAATCATGCCAAGCAGCCTAAAAAGATAAAACATTTTGATATGCCTGAACACTCAACCTCAGTAGTACTTGGTGCAAAGTTAGGGGAAAGGTTACGAGCTGGATATACTGGTACTAAACTCTCAAATGGAATGAAAGCTCATATTCGTAGGGCACATTGGCACAACTACTGGACAGGCCCTAAAGACAACAGAAGGTTAATATGTAAGTGGACAAACTCCACGGGTGTTAATATGAATTTAGCCGATGTATAACGCGGGAAATACGGTATCTTATATGAAGTACAATACTAACTTGGAGATTAAAAATGAAATACAAAGTAGTTATATATGAACGCGATGATACCGACACTTATTATGCTAAAAGAGACTTATTAGACGTTTATGTAAATTTTGAAGAATATGAGCATATGATGTTATTTGTTGTTGATACTGAAACAGGTGCTTTTGAGATTATCTGTAACGAATCGCAACTAAGGATAGCAGCTCAAAAATTATTGTATAAAGGGGAACCAAAATGATTAGGATAATGTACAATAAAACCAAAACTGTTGCTCAAGTAGTTTACGGTAACACTCAGATAGGATACAGAATTCGCTTTGATAGTAACCATAGAGTATGGGAGATTGATTTTGAAGACGAGCAGTTTAATAACATAGAAGCAGCAATTTTACATGTAATCTTAAACAGTCACGAGATGGAGGATGCTTGTGAAGAGAGATGCTGGGCAGACTCATCTTTTAGCTTAAGCAAAATGACAATTAGAAGTAAGTTTGGCACTACCTATAGCCTTATTACGCAAGGCGCTGGAGACTCATGGGATTTGTACACAATTTATGAAGACGATGAAGATGAGATTGAGGGGTATCCACCAGACAAGTTAATAACAAAAGCTTATAACTTTTATTCAACGGATTGCTTAATGACTTGGTTAGGCAGAACTTTTTACAAATTAAGATGGGAAGAAAGATGAGTACAGTAATGTTTATGATTGACGCGGTCTTTGATATACGCGTTAGAACCCATTCAGTATTTGAATATGTACTATTCGAAGCTGAATGCTACGATGAATGTATTACTCTTCTGGACAGTGCTGATGCACGTCTTAGAATTGGTAATAATTACTCATACACTTGGAACCATACCCATTGGGATGGGCAAAGGCTAGAGTCATTCATTACGCTTTTAGATTTACTTGATGATGATAAGTACAAATTAAACGTCCTTACAGAGGGCCATCTTTTCCAACAAGGGGTATTAGTATTATGAGCGAATGGTATAGTTTTATTGAAGCAATGTTAATGGTTGGTTTTTATTTTGTTTATGTAGCTTACAATGTATTTGCAGAAGACTGCAAAGATAGACGTAAGTATTGCAAAGCACGCCGGTGGCTACGTCAAGCTATTATCCAAAAGGACTACAAATAAACGCGGGAAACGGGGTATCTTATATGAAGTACAATAAGGTACCTCAATTAACTTAACAAGGAGAATACTATGACATTTGAAATAACAAGAAAAGAAGTTTTCGAAGAGTTATCTGTAAAAGACCAAGAATACGTTATTAGCGAGTTAAATGCAATAATTAAAGAAGGAGCATTGGTTTCAATTCAGGCTGAAGAGTTCTATGAAAATGAAGTATCTTTATATGGAGTCTATTCGAAGAATATAGATGAAGATTACAATTATCGTTGTTCAGGCGGATTGTGGATTTACTCCAATCCAAAAGAACTTTTAGAAACATTTACAAAAGGTGATTAAAATGGAAGGTACAATTTTTGAAATCGGTGGTTATGAGTTTTACATAGCTTGGAATGAAAAGATGACAATCTACAAGGTTTGGTATGATCGCGGCAATTACCTTGATAGACGCGCTCCAAAGTTTGAATGCACTTCTTATGAAGAGTCTGTAGCATTCTGTAAACTCAAATACGCTTACTGCGGGTAAGTGTCTCGGGATGTGTATCCCAACTGACGAGTCTGAAAAGACGAAACACACTTAGGAGTTATATTATGTTTACTATTGAAATCAATGATGTAGAAATTGAAATGAAAGAAACAGGAATGGGTATTTGGGAAGGTTCTAGAGAATTTTATCAAGTAGTATTTGATGAATTTCTTCAAGAGTTGTTTGTAGCGTCAATGCTAGGCAACCGTATTGTTAAGTGTGAGAGCCAATTCTTATGCTAAAACATACAGTTTATGGTATTGGAAATACCGTAATGTCTTCAATAGATATGAGTGCAGATGTAATTACAATTGGGCTAGTATTAGCTCTACTTTTAATGTTTACAAAATAGGTGATATTATGTTTCCTTTAATTGCGTTAGGTGTTACAGCTTTGGGTGGATTTGGTTATACTAAAACAAATTCTTACAAAAGAAAAGTAGAACGTCATGCAA